TTATATGGTGGAGTTAAAATAGAACCAGTTCCACCTGAAGAATTTTTAATTGAAAGAAGATGTAAAGATTTACATTCAGCTAACTTTGTTTGTCATAGAACAAATAAAACAAAAACTGAATTAGTAGAAATGGGATTTGATCCTGATATTGTAGAAGGACTACCAACAGGAGATCCTGATTTTTATACAGAAGATAAATTTATTAGACATCAAAATGTAGATTTTTCTCATGCTGATAATACAGGTGATAAAACTACAGAAGATGTTTTAATCCATGAGTGTTATGTTAAAATGGATTTAGATGGTGATGGTAAAGCAGAGCTTGTTAAAATAATTGTAGCTGGAGATGGTAAACAATTATTAGATATAGAAGAAATAGATACAATACCTTTTATATCTATGACTCCAGTTATTATGCCTCACAGATTTCATGGTAGATCTATTGCAGAATTAGTAGAAGATATACAATTAATTAAATCTACTGTTATGAGACAAATGTTAGATAATATGTATCTAACAAATAATAACAGAGTAGCAATTCAAGATGGTCAAGTAGCTATGGATGATCTCCTAACTAATAGACCTGGAGGAATTGTAAGAACTAAACAACCACCACAAAATGTAATGATGCCTATACAGGCACAACCTATTACAGAACAAGCTAGTGGTATGTTAGCTTATCTAGATGCAGTTAAAGAAACTAGAACTGGTGTAAGTAAAACTTCACAAGGTTTAAATGCAGATTCTTTAAATAATAAAACTGCTACAGGTATGAATCAAGTTTTAACTCAATCTCAAATGAGAATGGAGTTAATAGCTAGAATCTTTGCAGAAACAGGTGTAAAAGATTTAGCATTAAAAATATTTGAACTTGTTTGTAAGTATCAAAATAAAGAAAAGATTGTAAGAATCAGAGGTAAATATGTACCTATGAGACCTTACGAATGGAAAGATAGAGTTAATGTTACTGTTCATGTTGGACTAGGATCAGGATCTAAAGAACAACAATTAATAATGGTAAACGCTATTTTAGAACGTCAAATGCAGGCAATAAACCTACAACAGAATGTTTATGGCCCAATGGTTAATTTAAGAAATATATATAATTCTTTAAAGAAATTAGTTGAAAATGCAGGTATGAATAGTGTAGAACCTTTCTTTATGGATCCAGATGTGGGTGCATCTCAAATGCCACCACTTCCTCCTAAACCACCAACTGAATTTGAGAAAGTTACTTTAGCTCAGGTTCAAGGTGAAAACCAAAGAGCACAGCTTAAAGCTAATACAGAAGTTAAACGAATAGAATCTACTATGCGTGAAGCTCTATTAGATTTTGAGTTGAAAATAAAAGAACTTGAGTTACAATATGGTTCTAAAATTGATGAACTTGAATTAAAACGAAGATCTATGTTAGAACAAACTGATCTTCAAAAGTCAGGTGATTTAATGAAAGAAATAGTAAGAGGACAACAACAATTCTTTAATGGACAAAACAAAACAAATACAGAAGGGCAAGAGAGCAGAACAACTCCTCAACGATCCCCTTCTAAAAACAGCATTTGAAGATCTCTTAGAAATTTATAAACAAGAGATTTTTAATACAAATTTCGCTGACGATGATAAGCGTAAACACCTTTGGGTAGCCTACAATATGGTAGACAAAATCAGAGGACATTTACAAAGTATCATGGCAAGTGGAAAACTAACTCAACAAGAGTTAGATCAATTAAATACAAGACGTTAATCTAACGAAACGTCAAATACGTCAACCAACAAGAAAGGAACGTTATGGCAGAAGCCGAAAACCTACATGGTGCAGCTGAAAAGATTTCAGGAATATTGAATCCAAAAGAGGATCAACAAGAAACTGAAGTTAAAAAGACTGAACCATCAGAGTCGCCTGAGACACAGGCAGCTGAAAGTCAACCAGAGTCTGAAGGTACTGAAGCAGAGACTACTGAAAATACTGAGAGTACAGAACAAACACAAACAGAATTAGAGGAACCAGAACTCCACCGAGTAAAAATACAAGGTCAAGAGTTAGAAGTCACCCTCGATGAGCTGAAGGCAGGTTATTCTAGAGACTCAGATTATAGACAAAAAACTCACTCTTTAAGTCAAGAGAAAAGATCTCTTGAAGATCAAAAGAATAGTTTGCGTCAAACTTATGAAACTCGTTTATCAGAGTTGAACAACTTAATAGCAACTGCTGACGCTACTGTCAGACAACAACAAGGAAGTCAAGATCTTCAAAAACTTTACGAAGAAGACCCTACAGCTGCAGCACGACTGGACTACCAGTTAAGACAACAACAAGAGCAGTTAAAAGACATATCAAGTAAAGCAAGAGAAGCTCAACAAAAACAATACAATGAGTTCCTTGACACACAGAAAGAGTTAGCAGCACAAAAAATACCTGAGTTTGCTGATCCAAAAAAAGCTGATTCATTTAAAGTTAATTTACGTAATTCATTACGTGAATATGGTTTTAATGATCAAGAAATTGGAACACTTGCAGATCATAGATTTCTTATGGTTGCAAAGGATGCTATGAGCTATCAATCTTTAAAAGATAGAAAACCTATCGTACAAAAGAAAGTAGCTAATGCTCCTAAAGTGGTCAAAGCAGGTACAGCTAAGTCAACAACAAGTTCTGGTAGAGAGTTAATAAGAAATAAAATTGGCAAGGTACGTAAGACTGGAAACATTAGTGATGCCCAATCTGCAATCCTTGACATTATTAATCTTAAATCTCAACAAAGGAAATAAACAATGGCACAACCAACTAATACGTTTGACACGTATGATTCAGTAGGAGAAAGAGAAGATCTTTCTGATGTTATCTATAGCATCTCTCCTACAGACACTCCATTCCTAAGTTCAGCAGCTAAAACTCAATCTACTGCTGTATTACACGAATGGCAAACTGACTCACTAGCATCAGCATCAACATCAAATGCTGTAATCGAAGGTGATGAAGCAACTCTAGATGCATCAACTGCAACTACTAGATTATCTAACTCTTGCCAAATTATGGACAAGACTGTGGTAATTACTGGTACTCAAGAAGCAGTTGACAAAGCAGGTAGAGCATCTGAAATCGCTTATCAAATTGCTAAAAGAGCTAAAGAGTTAAAAAGAGACATGGAAGCTACTTTAACTGGAAACCAAGCAGAAGTTACTGGAAATGCATCTACTGCAAGAAAATTTGGTTCTCTTGGAGCATGGGTAGCAACTAATGATGATTTATCATCTGCAGGTTCTCCTGCATCAGGTGGAGCAGGTAATACTGCAAGAACTGATGGAACTCAAAGAGCTTTCACAGAAGCATCTTTAAAATCTGTAATTAAATCAGTATGGAATGCTGGTGGTGACCCTTCAATGATTATGGTGGGCCCATTCAACAAACAAAAATTATCAGGATTTACTGGTAATTCTACTAGATTTGATGCAGGTGCAGACGCTACATTATACACTTCTGTAGACGTTTACGCTTCAGACTTCGGTCAGTTACAAGTAGTACCTAACAGATTCTCTAGAGATAGAGACGCTTATGTACTAGACATGAACTACTGGGGTATTGCGTTCTTAAGAGATTTCTCTATGCATGAACTTGCTAAAACAGGTGACACAGAGAAAAGACAGCTTTTAGTAGAAGCTACTCTTGAGTCAAGAAATGAAGCTGCATCTGGAATGGTTGCAGACTTAACTACTTCATAATAAATATAACTGTTTGGGGGAGTAACCTTTTAATCTGCTCCCCCAGCAGATTCTAAACAATTGAAGATCTGAGAGAGGGTTAGGATCGGAACAATTAAGGAACATAATGAGAACATTAAACGACTATTTTATATATGGCGAAATCGCTGACGTATCAACAGCATCATCTACTTACGTAGCAGTACCAGATGGTGGAAAAGTAATTAAAATTATAACTGCACTACAAGGAGCTATCTCTGGTGGAGATGCAGCAATTAGTTTTGAAATTGGTGGAACTGCAATTACTGGTGGTGGAATCACAGTTGCTAACTCAGGTTCAGCAGCAGGTGATATTGATTCATCAGAACCAACAGCAGCTAACCAAGTAGAAGAAGGTGGATCTATCGAAATGATTACAGATGGTGGATCAACTGGAGCTAAAAAACTTGGTGTAACATTTGTAATTAGAAGATAATTAAAATAGGTAATGTTCCTGGAACGTTCTAGGAACATATCCTAAACAAAAGGAGAACAAAATATGTATTCAAGTAATTACTCAATGAGACCTTTAACTACTCAAAAGGTTACATCTTCTGGTTCGTCTGCACAATCATCTGCTTTTAATGAAAACATTGAATATGTTAGAGTTATACCAGATGCTGATTGTCATATAGAATTTGGAGTAAATCCTACAGCAACAACTTCTAAAATATTTTTAGAGTCTAAATCATCTGAATGTTTTAAAATTTCGCCAGGCGAAAAAGTAGCTGTAATAGGATCAGTAAATTTATACGTAACAGAACTATCAGAATAGTATGGGAAAAGTCAGAGCTGTAGACTACGATAATGGAATAAAGACTAAATATATCCAAGAGTCAGATGGTAAACTAACTATTAATAATCAACAAAATGTAAATCCTTTGTTGAAAAGAAATAAAGATTTATACAATCATGATCAAGGATGGCTTTCTAAAGCAAAAGAAATGAAGCGTGTAGCTAGTGTTCCACCTCTTGTTCTACAGATCTGGGCTAAAGAATATAATGGAAGCAACAATTGGTTTGCTTTACCAAAAGAAATTCAAAGAAAAATAATGAGAACTAAACTAAACAGTAATGAGTTTAGATATTTTAGAACAGCGTCAGGAAATTTATAATGGCTATATCAACATATTCAGAATTAAAAACATCTATTGCTAATTGGTTAAATCGTAGTGATTTAACTTCAGAAATTAGTGATGATTTTATAAAACTATGTGAAGCAGACTTTAATGCTAAACTTAGAATAAGACAAATGGAACATCAAGATGATGTTACAATTAATGCTGAACAAGTAACAGTACCTACAGGATTTTTAGCTGTAAGATCATTTTATATAGATTCAAGTGTTAAATACCCTTTAGAATATATAACACCAGCTAATATGTTTGAAATCAAAGGAGGTTCTAGAACTGGTAGACCTAGATCCTATACAATAGAGAGTGATAATGAAACAGAAAAATTTAGATTTGCTCCTTCCCCTGATACTAGCTATACTGGGAAGTTATCATATTACAAATCTTTTGCTACTCTTAGCGTCTCTAACACATCCAACTGGGTGCTCACTAATCATCCTGCAATATATTTGTATGGATCCCTTTACCACGCTTCTAACTTCTTGGGGGGCATAGAACCTAATCAAGCACAACAATGGTTACAAATGTATGCAACTTCATTGGAAAGATGTGAAAACAATGACAGACAAGATACATATGGTAGTGCACCAGTTACACAAAGAACAGACGTACAAACAGACTTATCATTTTATAGGCAAAGATAATGCAGATACCTTTTGGAGAATGGTTACCTGATCAACCTGACCATGGAAAACAAGGAGCTAATGTAGCTACTAATGTATATTATGCTCTTAATTCTTATAAAAGATTTCCATCTTTAGTAGATTACTCATCTAATAATATTAGTGCAGATTCTAGAGGTGCAGGATCTTTTAGAGATAATGCAGGTAATGTATATAATTTTGTTGCTAAAAATACAGACATCTAT